AGAGAAGAGGGCTGACACAGTAGAGGTAGTATGGAATCAGGAGTATATGGCTGAGTTCGAAGCGTTTAAGGGATTAATATACCCAGACTTCAAAGAAGAGCTACATGTTAAAGAGAGCAAGAGAGAACTTACAGACACATTCTTTATAGGATTGGATGTAGGTTGGAATCACCCCACAGCATGTTTACTTATGAAAGAGGACAAGGATAGGAATGTATTTTTTATTGATGAGTTTAGAGAGCAAGCTATGACTGTAAAGGATATAACCAATTCAATTAATGGGATGATGGTAAGGAACGGTTTGACTATGGACGGGGTAGAGATGTTTATTATTGACCCAGCAAGTAAGGGGACACAGCAAACCAGCGGACAGAGCATGTTAGAGCAGTTGCAAGAAGAGGGTTGGCCATTCATACCAGGTAATAACAATGTTATGTCGGGTATCAATAGGGTTACAAGACTGTTAAGAGAGGATAAGTTGTATATTTCAAAGAAGTGTAAGATGTTGATAGACGAGACACACTCGTATCAGTGGAAAGAATGGAAGGCAGACTCAGATAACGATAGGAACAAGCCATACAAGGTAGGGGATGATCTTATGGATGTTGAGAGGTATCTTGTAGCAAGCAGACCAGACTACTTTGAGCATCCTATTGTGGATATGTATGGTAGGGTTGTTCAAGAAGGGGCAGACCCATTGACAGGTTATTTGCCAGAGAGAGAAGACTATCTAACAGAAGCAAATGAACTGCTAGACGAGATATCAGGTGGTGACAGTGTGCTTGATTACTAATATGTTATAATTAAATATGGAAATCATAATCCTTGGGGTATTGTTGGGCATTGCTATCATAGCACTTGGTGTTATAGCTATTGTTCAGGTTAAAGAACACTCCAAGAGTAACAGAGAACTTCAACGACTATTAAAGGCTAGAGACCTGCAAGAGAACAGTATTTACGGAACAGAACCAGAATCAGAAGAAGAGATAATAGACGATAGTGAAAACTACGTCAGCTTAGAAGACATGGACACCGTTGTAAACGAGAGGGAATAATATAGTTTACATAAAAAATGGCAGACAAAAGTAGGATACAGGAGTATGACGAGAAAAAGGGCAAGGAAAAGTATGACAAAACATACTGGGAAAAATACACAGACTCTATCTTTGAAGAGAGTAAGAACTGGAGGGGAACTAACGTAGAGCTACAGTGGTTTGTAAACTACATGTACTACAAGGGATTCCAGAACCTTAAATACGACAAGAGAACTAACGACTTTGTTAGGGATAACAGAAACCCACTCAACTTCTATGTGAACTATACCTATATGATTTGTAGGGCTGTTAGGAACGCTGTAGTAAGAACACAGCCAACATGGGATGTAGATGCACTACCTTATGGAGACATATCAAACGATGAGAGCCAGTTACTTGGTGAATTCTTGGCATTTGAATACGGGAAGCTAAAGATGGAAGACAAGGTAAACAAGGCAGTATTATTTGGATTACTATATGGTATTGGTATATTCCAGTATGGTTATGATGATATGGAAGACGATGGTGAGGGTAATACCTGGATAGAAACATTAGACCCATTTGATACATACATTGATCCTTATGCTACTAGCTCAAAGGATGCTAGGTATATTGTTAAGGTTATGAGTAAGCCACTAGATGTAGTTAAAGAGAACAAGCACTACGACCAGAAAGCAATAGAGAATCTATCAACTACAAATGAAATGAGTGAGAGTCAGTATAAGAATATGATTATTGACAATGAAAGCGATACAGGATCTATAGATGGCAATGTAAAGATGCACGAATCATGGTGTAGGACTAAAGAGGGTATTAGAGTAATTACTACTTGTAGTGGAGAAACACTCAGGAATGAGCTAACAGACTTTGAAGACTTACCATTTGAATTCTATCTACCAGACATTAACGTAAATACTATATACGGAGAAGGTTGGGTAAAGAACATTGTACCTTTGAATAAAGCATTGAACTACTTAGAGACCAGTAGATTAGAATATAACATTATCTTTAATAAGGGGAAGATGTTAATTCCTAAAGGAGCTGGAGTCAAGAACATTACCAACCAGAACGGGCAGAAGATCTACTACAAACCAGGACTAAAACCAGAGATACAAGATATGAAACCTATAGGGAGTGATGTGGACAGACAAATTGGAGCATTAGGTGTATATATGCAACAGATAGGAGCTGCTAACGAAGCATTCTTAGGACAGACACCAGCAGGAGTAACAAGCGGAATAGCTATTGAAACATTGGTGGCTAACAACTATGTGAACCTAACAGACTTAATAAACAATTTAGCTAATACATTAGAAGCATTAGGAACAGACATATTGAACTTAGGCTACTCGCACCAGAACTTGATGAAACCATTTAGGGCTAGTGACAGTAAATACTATGGAGTTATTGGTGGTGGTCAAGAAGCACCAGAGATAGAGAACTATGACAAGATTGTAAGTATTCCAAAGAATCCAGAGGTTAAAGTAAGGATTACAAGTGGAACAGCTCATACCAAAGAAGGTAAGAGAGACATATATCTACAGTTGAGAGCAGCAGGTGATCTAAGTAGGCAGACATTACTAGACACGCTAGACATTGACCCAGAGCAAGAGCAGGACAGATTAGTAGCTGAACAGGTAGAAATGGCTCAAGGCATGCAAGAGGCACAGGCACAGGCTCAGGAGACATCACAGATAGATCCAGAGGCACCATTGCCAGAAGGTATGCAGATACAGGTTTAACAATTTAGGCTCGTGTTTATCAAGTAGGGGGACGACCTCTCGTATCCCTCTACTTAATGAGCATAAGCTCAGGTTCTTTTAATTTTAGTCTTTACGACCACGAAGTCGGTAAAAACTCGGAGACAGGAATAGTATTATGGATGAGGCAAATACGACAGCCGTAACAACATCGGAAGCACCCGTTACTGAATCGGCACCAGTAGAAGAAAGCACTGTAGAAGCAACTGTAGAAGCGACAGAGAAGTCGGAAATCACCACAGGAGAAGAACAGGTTAATCAAGAGGTAGCAGAAGATCAAATGATCCCAAAGCAAAGACTTGATGAGGTCATAAAGGAACGTAATGAATTACGGGAATTTAGGGCCCAACAGGAAGCTCAGAAGCAAGAGTTAGAGGCAAAAGCCAATATGACTCCGCAGGACTTGCAACAAAAGGAGCAACTAGAGAAAGCAAAGGAAACTTTGAAGAAACTAGGATTTGTAACTCAAGAGGAAGTAGCAAAGAATGAGGAATCAAACAAGGCGAAGAACATGTTTATTAGCGAGTGCAATAGACTTGAGGGCAAGTATGATGGTAAGGATGGAAATCCTGCCTTCACAGCAGTAGAAGTAGCAGAATTTATGGATCAGCAAGCACAATCAGGAAACCTAATCACGGATCCAGAGGTAGCTTATAAGTTGAGAAATATGGACGCTATCATTAATGCTAGAGCAAAGGCTCAAAAGAGTACCGCTTATACAGAGACCCAATCAGGTGGCATGAACGAAGTAACAGACGCTAGGCAAGCCGAACTTGATGCAGCAGGGCAGACTGGTGATTTTAGAGAGTATTTAAAGAAATATGCTGGAATCAAGAAAAACTAATTCGAGGGGGTATTAATTTTTATAATTTAGAAAAATGGCAATATATCAAACATATAATGCTTTGACAAACCATGAGGATCTAACAGATGTTCTGACCAAGATTGGTCAAATGAACACACCTGTTTACTCAGGTTTAAAGAAGACAAAAGCTAGTGCAACTTTGCACGAGTGGTCAACTTACGACTACGCAGCAGCAGATGATAGCGGGCAAGCAGAAGGTTTTACCTATACTTACCCAACACTAACATCTCCAGCACGAGTCAATAACTATACCCAGATCTTTAACAAGGCTTTCCAAGTGTCTAACACTCAGATAGCTTCAGATCCTGCAGGTATGGAGGACGAGTACGCAATGAGAGTCGAAGTGGCTTTGAAAGAAATCGGTAGGAATATTGAAAAAGCTTTAATAAATGGAACAGCAAACTCAGGTGCTTCTGCAACAGCAAGAGAACTTAAGGGAATGTTAGCCTTTATTACTAACAATATTTCAACAGGAACTGGAACAGGAAGAGCTTTGAAAGAAACTGAATTGAACTCACTATTACAAGAAGTACACGAGGACGGTGGGAACCCAACTTGGTTACTTGGTTCATTTAGACAAAAGAGAGCTATTGCTGAACTTGCATCTTCAAACAGAAGTTTCAACGACGGAAACAAAACATTCACATCAGATATTACAGTTTACGAGTCACCATTTGGTAGACTTGCAGTAGACGGAGACAGTCAAATGCCTTCAGATACAATTGCTGTATTGGACAAGGGAATGTGGGAAGTAGCACAACTCAGACCTGTTGCTAAGAAAGATACACCAGAGACAACTGACTCAAAGAATGGAGTCATCACTGGGGAACTTACATTAGTATCCAGAGCTGATAAGTTTAACGGTAAAATGACTGGTTTGTTAACAAGCTAATCGTTTCGTTATAGCCTATGGGGGAGGGTTAAATCCCCCTTTATTTTAAAACCGAGAGTATGTTATTAGACGACAAGGGAAACACAATCACACCAGACTTAACTAAAGTAGACGTTCTAAAGCGTTTACAAGAGTTTGCACCACAAAACAAGGAGCAAGAGAGGGTGCTGGCTACGAAAATAGCACAGAGTGTTGAATATCAAAGAAAGAACAGAATGAACAAGGGTATAGATACTGGATTTGACGGTACTTTCAAGGAGAATGCTGAAAGGCGTGTTAAATCTGATGGTTATACAGATGACAGGGGCTATAGAATGATTGCTCAGATTCCAAGAGATATGGCTGTAGTTGCTCAAGAAATGTTCGGGGATGATGTTTTAACAGACCCAGACAAGTTCAGGGAAGCGTTTATTAAAGATGAAACAGGAAGATATTGCCTTACGGTTGATCCCAAGACAATATAATATATAAATTAAACCGAGGGGTTATGAGTAAATCAAAAAACAAAGGGAAAAGACCTTTACAAGTATTATATCTACCAGTAGATGATGGTGGGTGTGGTTGGCATAGAATTAGACAATGGGAAGAAGAGTTTCATAATAGAGATGATGTAGTAGGTTATCTTATGAACGGAAAAGAGGAACATCCAGAAGAGCTGATTAAAGATGCTGATGTTATTGTTACAAGAATTGGTGGATTACCTTACGTTAAAATGATTAAAGAGGAGATAGCACCAGAGAAGCCTGTAGTATTTGACCATGATGATAATACAATGGAAGTATTACCAACAAGCGAGCATTACAACGATTTTGGTACACAAGACGCATGGGCTGAGGTAAATGGAGAAGCGAAACCGATATGGGTTACAGAAAAGGGTAGTGATTTTAATAGATACAAGAACTTATGGGGGCAAATGGGGTTGCTTTATATGCTAGGAGTAGCAGACATGATCACGACACCAGTTCCTAAGTTGTTAAATTACTATATGCAGTATGGAAGTACAGAGTGTGTAGGTGCAGTTATACCTAATTGTTTGAATTTTGATTTGTACCCAGAAGGTAAGTTTGAACCCAAAGATAGAAAAGAAGGTGAAATACGAATTGGATGGCAAGGTGGAATGAGTCACATGGGCGACTGGCATGAGGTCTCTGAGGCTCTTAGCCGTGTTCTAAGCGATTATCCAGAGGTAAAGCTACACATACTAGGTAGTTACTTTAAAAACCAGTTTAAGCCCTTTAAAGATAAGATCGTATATTACCCTTGGTTTCCATTTAAGGCATACTCTTTTGTTATGAAAACAATGGACTTGGACGGAGCAATAATCCCATTGGCTGATCAGAACTTCAATGAGTACAAGAGTGAGGTCAAGTTCACTGAGTTTAGTGGGTTGCATGTTCCTTGTTTAGTCAAAGACATGATCCCTTACAGTAGAGTTATAAAAAAAGGAGAGAATGCTTACACTTATAAGACAGTAGAGGAGTTTGAAAAGAGTTTGAGGGTTATGATTGAGGATATAAAGAGCGGCGGAAAGAAAAGCAAGGCAATGGCTGAGAAGGCTAACAAATGGGCTAAGGACAAGAGGGACGTTAAAACAACCGCAGGGGATGTTGTTAAACTATACAAGCAATTAGTGCCAGAGGAAATCCGAGAGGACATAATCTAACATGGTATAATTAAATATATAAACGAGAGGTGATTATTTTAATGTATTAAGAAATGACATTTCTCGAACAACAGACAGAGACAGGTGACTTATTGAATATGACAATAAATGCCACAAGCCCTGTAACACTTACCCAAGTAAAGAGAGATTTAAACACTGCAAAGGACAGGGTTTTTAATAGACTTTTATCACTAGGACAGGATTATAGTGTTAGACTCACAAAGGCAGACTTAGTAGCAAGCCAAGAGCTTTACGGATTACCAGACGATTTCAGGAAACTTGTACGGATAGAGGTAGGTTATGACAACGCTACAGACAGGTTTAAAGCCGATAGAATGGATATTAACTTTGAGACTGACCCAGTATACACAAGTTATTCAACAGCAGACCCTAAGTATTCTATGTTAGGGGAGATGATTAGACTATATCCAAAGCCAACTAAGGCTGTTACTGCTTCACTCTGGATGTATTACATAGAAAACCCAGCAGATATGACAGCAGACGCAGATTTGTCTACATTACCATTTGAATTTGACTATCTTTTACCTCTTTATGCTTCAGCAAAGGGCAAGTATAAGCTTGGACTAAGTGGAGAGGGCAACAGCTTCATGCTTCAATTTGAACAGGGATTACAGGAATTAGAGGACAATATCATAGAAAGAAACATTGATGACAGTAATATGATAGTGCTTAGAGATGGTTATGGTGGATTATAAGGAGGTCTAAATGACAGCATGGAATAAAACAATAGACATTACGACATCTTACACAGATGTAGCAGACCAAGTTACAAGTTACACGGGTGTAGGGGATCAAGATTCGCAGTGGAGTTCTTTCGGTGGGCTAATTCATTTAGTAACAGAGGGAAAAAGAGAGCTTCTTACCACAGAAGCCACGACAAACATTTGTTACATTGTTGTAAGCAAAGGTCCCGATGGGATTGTTTATGCCAAAGTAACAGATCAAAGTACACCGTGGACTAAAATTAACGACATTTAACAGTGGGTAATAAGACAATAACAGAATTAACAACATTACCAGCAGTTGATAAAACAACAGACTGGTTACCAGTAGTTGATACAAGTGATACAACAGAGAGTTCTTTTGGGACAACAAAGAAGGCTCTAGTAAGTCAATTTGTAGGAGAAGATGGAGACACAGGTATAACGGGGGATACTGGCATTCAAGGTGTGGACGGAGACACTGGAGTGCAAGGGGGTCAGGGAGACACTGGGGTCGATGGAGACACGGGTTCAACTGGTTCAGCGGGAGATACAGGTACG